ATGGAAAAAGCATGGCCATATCAAATTGATGCAATTCCTCTACAATTTGGATCTTCTCAAATTACAAAGGTAACTTCTCAGTTTAAATACGAAAGACATTATACTATGACGCAGGATATTAGAAATGCTCCTCAACTTGCTAGTATTGAACTAATGAATCGGTGATATAACACAGCAAATTCGACTTTTCAATTCCATAAAAGTCGAAAAATTTATCTCGCCAATTTTCATCTGAAAAAGTCGCTAAATATAAATATGACCTTGGAGTAAATATTATGGCATTGCCAAAGGTAGTATTACCTACGTATGAATTAGAAATTCCGTCTAACGGGAAAAAAATTAAATATCGTCCTTTTGTAGTAAAAGAAGAAAAAATACTTTTATTAGCTTTAGAAACAGAGGATGCAAAAGAAATTGAAAGATCTGTAAGAGACCTCTTGAAGGGTTGTATTCAATCAAGAGTAAAACTAGAAGACTTGGCAATGTTTGATTTGGAGTATATTTTTCTCAAAATTCGTGCTGTCTCTGTTGGTGAAATTGTTCAAATGAATATTACTTGCAAAGATGACAATAAAACCCAAGTTAAGTATAATTTGAACCTTAATGATGTTGAAGTTCTTAAATCAAAAGGACATGACCCTAAAATTATGTTAACTGATGAGTTGGGAGTTATTATGAAGTATCCTTCTTGGAATGAATTTGTTGGTGGGTCTATTATGGGTAAAACTCCATCTGCAGATGGTGTAGTTGAGATTGTGGCTGGATGTATTGATCAAATCTTTGATAAAGAGGAGGTATATGATAGTTCTACAACCACTAAAAAGGAATTTATTCAATTTATAGAAGGATTGACTAATACACAATTCGAGAAAGTTCAAGACTTTTTTGAGAATATTCCTAAATTAGAGCATCGATTTAAGATCACAAATCCGAATACTGGAGTTGATTCTGATATTACAATTAATGGTTTAACTAATTTTTTCGGATAGCCCTCTTTCATAACACGCTAGAGGGGTACTATAAAACTAACTTTGCTTTGATGCATCATCATAAATACTCTTTGACTGAGATTGAAAATATGATGCCATGGGAGAGACAAGTTTACATTACTCTTCTAATGCAACATCTAGACAATGTTAAAAAACAACAAGAAGCAGCTAAACAAAAATAATGGCACACGGTTTTCTATCAACTACTCCCCAAGAAGGTAAATCTGGAATTGAGAAATTTCTGGATAAGAAATTTGATGAGCAAACCAAAAAATTAGGTGGACTTCTTAAAAATAGATTGAAGCAATATGCTATTGATGCTTTATTTAATCTAAGGACTAAAAGTCCACGAAGTCCAAAACCATATTCATGGTCTAAAGGGGATTCAACACCTCTACAAAATATGCTCAGGGGTAGTGCTTTACAGAGAGCATTGCCTGGTACATCAGATGCGATAAATCCTGATGGAATATATGGTGGAGAACCAACAGTAAGGACGAGAAATCCTTTTGTTAATTTTTCTAATAATTTATCACCAGATATTGATGCTTCTAATGCAATCTTTGATACTACAGCACAAAAAGTAGTAGATGGTGATGGTGGTATATTTGCTAAATCAGCATCAGTTACAGGTGGTGGAGGTAGTGGAGAAATAGTAGCGGCAATTGAAAGATTGACCAATGTCACTAGAGATCTAGTTGCTGCTACAGACGATCAAACAGCTAATCAAAGTAGAATTGCTTCAAATCAAAAGATCCAATCTGATAAATTAGCAAAAAAAGCATTAATAGGTGCTGAAACTTCTGGATTCACTAATGATGATTTCTCTAGTAATATTGCTTATGAGGGTCTTGCACAAGCTGGTTTAGGCATGATGGGTCGTGGTCGTGGTGGTGGTGGTGGACTAGGATTAGGATTAGGTGCTCTTGGTACGGGAATAGGTGGTAAAGTTGCCGCACGAAAAATGGCAATGGCAGTAGCAAAAAGAGGTTCTGCTAGAGCTGGAAGAAGACTTGGTATTGCTTTAGGTGGTAAGTTAAGCTATGGTCTTGGAAGAAATTTAGGAAAGAGATTAGCTGGAAAGTCAATTGGTAAGATAGCAGGTAAAGGTCTTGCAAAGAGTTTAGGTAAGAAAGTTCCTTTACTTGGATTAGGTCTTGGTGCTATTTTTGCTGCTCAGAGAGCAATGCAGGGTGATTTTCTTGGTGCTGGTTTGGAATTAGCTTCTGGTGCTGCATCTACTGTTCCTGGTATTGGTACTGCTGCTTCGGTTGGTCTTGATGCTGCTTTAATGGCAAAAGATGTAGCATCTATGAGAACTGGTGGTGAAATTAGTGGATTTAGTGATAATTCTATTCTTGCGGTTAATGGTAATCCAGTTGCAAGGTTTAATGAAACAAATAATGAAGAAACACTAAAAATTGAGAAAGATGGTGATGATAAGTATATTAAGATGGGTGAAGGTATACTTGACGCACAAAGAAGAAATAAACAAAAGTTTGGTAAAGTACAAGCAGAAGGATTAAAAGAATATTATGATAAACAAGGTGGATGGGGAAGAATGGGTGCAGCTTTTAGTACAACATTAACTTTAAATACTAATGTTTTTGAGGGATTTGGTAAAACATTAAAAGACATTCTTGGTGCTATCAAACTCCCATGGGGAGATAAACTTTTTGACTTTGGGAATAATAATAATGGAGATAATACTGGAACTAATACTGATCTTAAACAACATGGAGACAAGAATTGGATTGGAGGGAAGCGATTTAGTGGTCAGCAGAAGGAAGTTAATGCAGATGGAGTATTTACTTCGCAGATTGGTGGTGTAGTTACTAAAATTGGTGAGGATAAAAAACTTGGTCAATATGTTGATATTGTTAATGAAGAAAAGGGTGTAACTGAGAGAATTGCTGATATTTCAGGGGTAGTTTCAGGAATTGAAGTTGGATCAGTAGTTGCAGCAGGAGATCCTGTTGCTAAAGGTAATGACGCAGGTATTATTCATTATGAGATTCGAGAGGGTGGAGATACAGATCCATCAAAATACGAAGCTCAGTTTGGGTTTGGTGGATCTCTAAATCCTGAGGAGTTTCTACAAAATTCAAACATTGATAGTTCAACAGAATCAAATGGTGACATGACTGGAGTGGAGACAGGAGTTGAAGAAACAACCTCAACTGTTTTAAATACATTATCTGAAGATGTAGCTACGACTAGTGGTGGAACCACAATCATTAATAATATTACGAATAATAATATGACTAACGGTTCTTCTAGTGGTAATGATGTTACTCTTGGATCAACTTCCTCAGAAATGGGAGTGGATGGATTCATAGCACAATTGCGGTGGAGAGCAGCGTAAATAATGGAAAAATTCTCTTCAGCAACAGACTTTAGTCTTAGAAAATTTTTAATTTTTAGACCAGGCGCAAAGGAATGTTTAGATATTAAGAAAATAATTGTAGATTTTGAATATGCAGAGTCTATTGTAAATCCATTTTTAATAGCATCTGCAACAGTAGTTGATAGTGCTGGTTTGATTGGATCTCTTCCTATTAAAGGTGGAGAGAGAGTAGTTGTTGAAGTAATGACTAATATAAGTGAGGTTCCAATTGAATATGATCTGGTTCTTTGGAAAATTTCTAATCGTTATGCTCAACAAAAGAAACAAACGTATTCTATTGGTTTAGTATCTCCTGAAGCATTACAAAATGAAATTACAAGAGTTAATACGGTGATGGAAGGTAATCCTGAGGCAATTATTAAAAAAATAATAAAAGATAAAGAGTATATTGGTAGTGGAAAGAAATTTTTCTCAGAACCTTCTTTACTTGAAACCAAATTTGTTGCTACTAAACAGAGACCATTTGATATTGCTGCACAATTAGCAGTTAAGAGTGTTTCTCCTAAAGCTAAATTTGAAAGCACTAATTCAAAAAATAAAAACGAAACAAAACAAGAAATTAAAGGTAGTGGTGGATTTATGTTTTGGGAGACACGTAGAGGATATAATTTCTTTGCAGTTGATTCTTTATGTGCTGATGAAAAAAGTCCTTTAAAATCTGATAGATTAGACACAAAGGCATGGGGATCAGGAAAAAATAAGGAATATCAAGAAAGATTAGGAAATATTGGAGATGAGGCAGATGATAGATTTACAATTAAAAAATCTATATTTGAATCTGAGGTTGATTTATTTGAATCTTTAAGACTGGGAAAATATTCCTCTCTCATAGCATTCTTTAATCATTCAACAGGACAATATGAAGAGTATGTCTATAAAATTAAAGATAGTTATGATAATATGGCACATCTTGGAGGACAGACTTCTCTTTCTTTAATTCCTGTAAAGGAAGTAGAATTGTCTGATTATCCTAGTAGAATGATGTCGATATACTTAGATCATGAAACTTGGTCTAATGACTGGGAACCTGCTTCCCCAGAAACAAAGGACGGTTCTGATAAACCTACTAAATTTGCTGATTGGCAAAAATACTACATGGCACAGTCTATAGCAAGATATAAATTGCTTGCAAATCAAAAATGTAGTATCGTAATACCTGGGAATGCTCAAATATGTGCAGGAGACAGAATTACTGTTAGACTAGTCAGTAAGCTACCAGATGAAGAAGCTAAGGATCAACCTTGGGATCTAGAAAGTAGTGGCCAATACTTGATTCAAGAAGTAACTCATAGTTATGATCCTACTACTGGATCTAATGGTGTGTTCTTAACAACACTACGCTTGATGAGAGATTCTTATGGACAAAAGGATAAAGTGTCTAAACATAACCAATAAATAACTCATACGGAGCTATACTTACTTATGAAAAGCATAGAAGAACACATTAAAAAGGATAAAGAGATCCTAGATGATCCTACTATCAGTCCTGCTGCACGTAGACACGTTAAAGAGGAACTACATGAACTAGAAGTTTATGAAGAGCATCATCATGACGAGATAGTAGCAGGAGATCATCACGATCCTAATGCTATTGAATTGTTTTGTGAGATGCATCCAGATGAACCAGAATGCTTAGTATATGACGATTAATTATGGATGAAGTATTATCACGGTTAATGCCCGTTCATCAACTAGGATCTGATGGATTTCCTTGGTGGATTGGTCAAATAGAAGGCACTGTAGATGACGATAAAAACAATAAAGGTGGATATCGTTATAAAGTGAGAATTGTAGGAGATCATCCTGGTAGTAAGGATCTTCTTCCTACTGCTGCTTTGCCATGGGCAACCGTGATGATGCCAGTTAATGTACCTTTTATGCCAGGTAATATTGCT